AAACGCCAGAGCATGATGATGACGACGTAGAGGTTGAACAAGAATCCTCCGACGAAATCAAAGCAGCAATGACTCGCTGGAAAGAACAGCATCCTGGTGACACTCTCAAGAATCAACGACACCGTCTACAGCGTGGAGAAATTGATCAGTTGCCCTGGTTGTTGCCGTTGTCCAACGAATCAGGCTTTGGTACAGATTTCCCACAGACTCCTCACAAGGGTGACACATTTGTACGCACTGATCGTACACCAACCCAGGTGTACAAGTTCAACGGCACTGACTGGATAAAGGTTGACAAAACAGTGTCAGACAGTTACACTTACAACACAGCCTACATTGACCACCTGATTGAAAAAATCTCTCATGGTGAATACGACCCAGACTTGCTGAGCAATAGCGAACAAGAGCAAGTGGAACAACGATTAAAAAACACAGCCAAAGAATGAAAACACCCGAACTAACAGATACCTGTAGCTTTTGCGGCAAACACAAGGATGTGGTTACCAAACTAATAGTCAGTGACGACGTGGCCATTTGCAACGATTGCGTGGACCTGTGCCAGACTCTACTGGCCGATGAAAAACCAGTGCCTGAGCCGATGGCCACGCTGGATCCGTTTGAAATAAAAAAGCATCTTGATCAGTTTGTGATCGGCCAGCATCGCGCCAAACAGGTACTGAGCGTGGCCATTGTGAATCATTACAAGCGTGTGGGCAATCAAGATCCTGATGTGGAAATTGAAAAGACCAATATTCTCATGCTTGGCCCCACAGGATCGGGCAAGACCTTGCTGGCACGAAGTGTGGCACGATACCTTGACGTACCATTTGTGATTGCCGATGCCACCAGCCTAACTGAAGCAGGCTATGTGGGCGATGATGTGGAAAGTTTAATCTCTAGACTGTTTGCTGCCAGCGGCAACGACATTGAAAAAACTCAGCGTGGTATTGTGTTTATTGACGAGATTGACAAGATCAGTCGCAAAAGCGAAAGTACCAGTATCACTCGTGATGTATCAGGAGAGGGTGTACAACAGGCCCTGCTCAAGCTGGTAGAAGGCACCAAATGCAGGATCACACCACAAGGTGGCCGCAAGCATCCATCAGGCGAAACTGTGGAAATTGACACTCGCAACATCTTGTTTATTGCAGGCGGTGCATTTGTGGGCATGGAAACAGTGATCAAGAGCCGTGTGAAAGGTACCAGCATTGGATTTGGCGCAAAAGTCGGCAGCGAAGAAGTTTCTACCCTGGACCAGGTCACTCCCGACGACCTTGTGAGATTTGGCATGATTCCTGAATTTGTGGGACGTTTTCAAAGCTGGGTTGCCTTGCAAGAACTATCCAAGGATGATCTGATACGGATCTTGACTGAAATCAAGTTCAGCTATATCAGCCAGTATCACTGGTTGTTTGAACAAGATTCAGTGGAACTCAACTTCACGCCTGCTAGCCTGGAACTGATTGCTGAGCGCACCATGAAAAACAAAACAGGAGCACGTGGCCTGCACAGTGAACTGGAACGTGTGTTGTTGCCGCACATGTTTCATCTTGCACAATATCGCAAACAAGGCATCACTGTGGTGGACATTGACACGGATCAAGTGCTGGATCCTGTGGAGCTCCAGGTTGTAAACAGCTGACGTGTACATTGAATTTACTCTGCCACAGGGGCCCAGCGGGATAACCGCACTACGGCCAGGAATACATGCTTTGAACATAGTTTCCAAAAAACTCTCTGCCTGGGCACAAAAGTACAATGTTGAGTACAAAACAAAAACAATCAAATACAAGGTACGAGTAACTTTTGATTTGGACGAGTATTACACATTGTTTGGACTGACCTGGGTCCTGGATCCAAAGTACCCAAGCTGGACAGATTACCGCTTGATATCTGATCTAAATAACAAAATATAATTCTGATTTGTAGTATAATAAATACTGCTGTAGATGCCCATGGTGGGGTCTACACTAGTCATCTTGCTTAATAGGAGAAAAATATGACAAAAACACTAACCCTTCGTTCCCTCGACATTCCATCAATTCACAAATTTGGCATCGGCTTTGATTCCATGTTTGACGAGTTGCAGCGAATTCATTCACAACAATCCAGCAACAACTATCCCCCATACAACGTGGTCCAAATCACTGAGGACGAGTACATGATCAGTTTGGCTGTGGCTGGCTTTGGGCTTGACAATCTTTCAATAACCAAGGAAAAAAACTTCCTGATCATTGAAGGCAAAGAATATCAAGCTGACAGTGAACAGGTGGTGCCCAACTATTTGCACAAGGGCATCAGCAATAGAGACTTCCGTAGAGAATTCAAACTTGCTGACCACGTGGAGATAGAGAACGCACATCTTGAATTGGGTATTCTTAACATTCACCTAAAACGTGAAATCCCTGAAGAACAAAAGCCCAAATCAATTGCTATTACCTACAAATCGTAATACAATAAACTAGTGTAAATACAGTAGCGGGACTGTCCCGCTACTGCCAACAAGGAAAATTATGTCTCAATCAGATACTCGCACCAAGATCAAGCCCCTAGAACAAGTAAAAGAACCCCCGCTGTTTCGAGTGGTATATCTCAATGACAACCAAACATCCATGGAGTTTGTGGTAGAAACCTTGATTGACTATTTCAACTACACTGCGGAAACTGCCGAGCAGATCACCGTGGACATTCACGAAACTGGCGCAGCCATTGTGGCTGTGTTGCCCTATGAGCTGGCCGAACAAAAAGGTGTAGAAGTCACCATGTTGGCTCGGGCGCAAAGTTATCCTTTGCAGATCAAACTAGAACCAGAAGCAGCGACCTAAAAGTCAATCACAATTCGTTTGGGGTGATAAACATATTGACGGTGAGTAGTGTCACCGCGCCCACGACAGTTGTTGACAAATCTTACCCCGCTGCGAGTTTGATCCACTGAGCCGTGATAGTGTCCGAAACACCAGGTATGTATTTTGTGTTCAGTATCTGCTGCCAGCGCCTGCATCATGAGTCTGTTGCCCATGACATTCATTCTCATTGATCCGTCAAGATCAATATCATGCGCAATCAGTGCAGGATCAGGCACAGTGTGAGTGACCATTACAATTTTTTTAACATCTCTATGGGTTTGCAAGCGTTTGACACTGGTAGCCATGTAAGCGGCATCAGTGTTGCTGAGTCGAGCAATGGTCTTGGTAACTGCTCTGGTTTGATTGTATGTTTCCTGACACCATAATGCACTCTGTTCAGCGTCAATGCCCAGATCAAAATCAAAGCCCCACCAGCCATTTGTGCCCAAAATTCCAACGCCGTCTACCACAACCACGTTGTCCTGCAGATATACCACATTGGGAATACGTTCAACCTGCGCCACAAATTCTCTGTAGCTGGCGCCCAGGTCGCCCAGTCCCAGACAATGTTCGTCGTTGCCGTCAACGTAAAACACAGCTTGATAGCACTGCCCCAGATGGGCCAGAGCTCGCAGTACCAGAGTACGGTCTCTACCAATATCACCGGCTACAATGCACACAGGACTGGTGGCACGTCCAGTCCAGACGAATTCTCCCCAGGTTTCTATATGTAAGTCAGAAATCAAATCAAATGCAAATGTCATCATACATATTTAAAAGGATTTAACATGCACATTATATTTGGCAGCACCATCGAAGAAATACCCAACAGCTTTACCATACTGGAGCTAGACACATTTCGTATGGTCAAAGAAGATCGCACTGACACTGCGTATTGTGTGGTAGAAAAAATACCACTAACTGAATTTACTACCTTGGATGCGTACAAAAAGATACACGCTGATCTTGTGCAGTACTATAAACAACGACAATGGGAATATTGTGAAAACGCCATTGAAGGACTTATGGGCAAGTGGAACGGTGAACTAGATACGCCTCCTGCGAATGAGTACTGGGAATTCCAGTAACACGGTTCAATTCTCGCTCATTGTGCCACAGTTTTCCGGTACAATTCAGATTCATTGTGTCCAGGGCATGATTCATGTTGTCAACGTATTCTTGCACCACGCTGGCCTGCCACTCGTCAGAGAAAAATCTCTGCTGGTTTCTCTCAGCAATCTGATGCAGTTGATCCCATAGCACAATTTTGTCCGCGGAACTTATGGCAGCAATCCTGCTCATTTCCTGAATCACAGCATTCAATCTGGCCACAGGATCTGTTTCAAGATTCTGTGGCCATCCTAGTAGTCATTATTCCTATGACCTC